GGAGTAATGTAGTTTTCGACCACCTTACAAATAGTGATAAGAAAATAATTGTAGAACAAGGTGGCACACGAAGTGGTAAGACGTTCAATATACTACTTTGGATACTTGCTCACTATTGTACAAAGAATACAGGTAAGACAATAACGATAGTACGTAAAACGTTTCCTGCGGTACGTGGTACTGTTATGCGAGACTTCTTTGACATACTAAAAACAAACGATTTGTACTTTGAGGAACTACATTCAAAGAGTACGCACGAATACTTTGTAAACAATAATAGAATTGAGTTTATTAGTTTAGACCAACCAACCAAAATACGAGGACGTAAAAGAGATTTACTATTTATCAACGAGTGTAACGAACTTACATTTGAAGATTGGCAACAACTTATATTTCGTACAACAGAACGAATAATAATCGACTACAATCCAAGTGAGGAATACCATTGGATATACGATAAGGTGCTAACAAGAGAGGACGTTGATTTTTACCAAACTACATACAAAGACAATCCTTTTTTAAGCAAGGTAATTGTACAGGAAATAGAACGCCTAAAAGATATTGATGAACAGTATTGGCGTGTGTATGGACTTGGAGAACGTGGAAAGAGCCGTTCTCTTGTCTTTAATTTTCAAACTGTACCCAACATACCACCGAGTGCAAAACTAATCGGCAGAGGTCTTGATTTTGGTTTTAGCAACGATAGTACGGCATTAGTAGAAACTTACATAGACGGAGATAATATGTATGCCAAAGAATTGTTATATCGTACAGGAATGACAAATCAGGATATAGGAAACGAATTACAAAGAATAGGATTAGACAGACGAGACGAGATATGGTGTGATAGTGCAGAGCCAAAAAGTATTGAGGAATTACATAGAATGGGATACAATACAAAGAAAACATACAAGGGTGCTATTAACATCAGTATTGATATGATACGCAGATACAAGTTACATATAACAGAGGACAGTATCAATATGATAAAAGAACTACGCAATTACAAGTACATAGAAGACAAGAACGGACAACTAACCAATAAGCCGATAGATGCTTTCAATCATAGCATTGACGCACTCCGTTATAGTATTGTCAATAAATTAGGCAGACCACAGTACGGCAAGTATTATGTACGCTAATCTGTAAAACAAACTTTTTTTAAAATTTTTTAGTTATTTGTTTGATATATTAAAATCTTTTAATATCTTTATACCATAATTAAAAAAGATAACAATTATGAACACTTTAAAACAGAAATTTAGAACAATGTATCAAGGGAACTTGTACACTATAACAATGAAAGGCGATGAACTGATTGAAGCCTACTATGAAGATAGCGACAATAAGGTAGGCAACCCATCGCTTCTGCATAATTTAGAGTATTATTTATCCACAGGATTATATAGTTTTTAAAATAAACAAGATGACAAGAGATATATTAGAAATGATACAAGACTTACAACTTTCTATTGATAGAGACGAGGTAAGAGAAATTGAAAGATACTTAAATAGTGATGATGACTTTCACGTAGATATTGAGGGTTGCCAATTTAGATTTATTCACGAGGACGCTATATGGGATATTTATGTTGATGAAATTAAAGACATAACAGAAGAATGCTTTACAGGTAAAATGCAATGGTGGATAGCAATTGATTGGGAAGAAACGGCAGAGAATTGTTTACAGGCAGACGGCTACGGACATCACTTCGCAAGTTATGACGGCAATGAACACGAATACAAATTAGGCGAAGAAAACTATTACATATTTAGAACAAATTAAAATGACAAGATTACAAGAATTACAAGACGAGTTAAAAGAAGTTGAAAAACAAATTGATTTGATGATTGCTTGGACTCCAAGGTCAATAGCATTAAAAGATTTGAGAGAAGAAAGACTTGAATTAAAAGATAAAATAAAATACTTACAAGAATACAATTAAACGATATGAAAACACAATTAGATGACTTAAAGAAAGAACTAAAACAAGTAGAGGAGAAACTCTATTGGTTAGATAAATGGAATGACAAAAAACACCTTATGAATGATTACAACCCTATGTGGAGAAAGTATATGAACAGAAGGTTTGAAATAATAGACACAATAAACAACATACGATGATAGAACATTACATAGACAAAACAATTAGTTTACACGAATGTCACGGAGAAGTACATATTGAATTTAGAGACGAATGGGAAAACAAAAGTTATTGTTTAATATGGAACGCAAGTGAATTGTTAAAAGATATACCGAGTTTATATAATCTTGCTAAAAGAGCAAAGGCAAGAGAGGAAGAATATCAGAAGACAAAGTACAAAGAATTGATTGATGAAATACATAATGATATTAAACGACCTGTCGGCAGACCGCCGAAGGAGTAGTTGTTTCTTTTTGTTAGGAGAAAGAGTGTAGTTTAACGGCTACACTTTTTTTGTATATTAGATTTAAAAACTTTTTACAATAATTCGTTATACAAATATGGAAATTAAAATAAGCGTACCAACAACACTTGGCGACATAACACTCGACCAATATAAACGATACGAGAAAATTCTAATTGCTAATCAAGAAGCAGAGAACTCGGAGAGGTTTATCAATCTGAAAATGGTTGAGATATTTTGTGGAATAACATACGAACAAGCATCAGCAATGAAACTTGTTGATTATCAACGTATCGTAGAGCAAGTGTATAACGTATTGCAAGAAACTCCAAAATTGGTAACACGCTTCAAAATGGGCGATACAGAGTTTGGCTTCATACCTAATTTAGAGGAAATGACGTTTGGCGAATATATTGACCTTGATACTTACATACACGATATGACACAAGTAGAAAAAGCAATGGCAGTTCTATATCGACCAATTAAACAAAAATTCAAAGACAGATATTTAATAGATGAATATAAAGGCGATTTGTTTCACGATGCTATGTTGAATATGCCTATGGACGCAGTAGTAAGTTCGATACTTTTTTTTTATCATTTAGGGATAGACTTGTCGAACGCTATGATGAACTCTTTGGAGGGCAAACAGGCAGTACAACAAGCGGAGTTGCAGGGTTTGGCAAAAAGTGGGGTTGGTATCAATCCTTATATGGACTTGCACAGGGAGATATACGGAGATTTGAAGATATAACAAAATTAGGAGTAAACATTTGCTTAACTATGTTAGCATTTGAAAAAGAGAAAAACGAATTAGAAGCAAAACAAATAAAAAAAGGATATGGCAGTTGATGCAAATATAGGCGCAAAAAGTTACTTTAAAATAGTAGAAACATTACGTGATGCGTTATTAGCAGACCCAAACATAACAACAGTAACAACAGGCGATATATCAGAAGTAGATTTGTCTAAACAAACAATGTTTCCTCTTGCTCATATTATTGTGGGAGAAGCATCATTTGATAGTACAGTAGTTACGTTTAGTGTTAGTGTATTGATTATGGATATAGTACATTCTGACAATATAGGAAACGAGCCAAGCATATATCAAGATGATAACGAGTTGTATGTTTTAAATACTATGTTCAACATAGGAAATCATTTAACCGACAAGTTATTTAACGGAAATCTTTATGACGGAAATACTTATGTAGATAAAACGGCAGTAAGTGCCGAGCCATTTACAGATAGATTTGAAAACTTGTTAGCAGGTTGGAGTTTTAATTTCTCACTTGTTGTAAGAAACAATATAGACAGATGCAACTATTAGAAACAATACAAGTTTTACAAAAGTGGGGGAAGTACGTAGTACAACAATCACGTAGCAACCTCACAAAGGGCAAAAAGAACGTAAATAAAGCACTTTATAGAAGTATTGGGTATAATGTACTTGATGCTAAAAATAATACGTCTATGACGTTTAAAATGCTTGACTATGGTAAATTTCAAGACAAAGGTGTACGAGGTGCGAATGCTTATTACGCAGACCCTGCAACGAGTGGTAGTCCATTTAGTTTTAAAAGTAGTTCAAAAATACCGCCTGTCAAATCATTAGCAGATTGGGCGAAGGCAAAGAGAATTAGATTAAGAGACGAAAAAGGAAAATTCACAAAAGGCAATTACAACACAATAGGTTTCTTAATAGCAAGAAGTATAAAAGACAAAGGAATAAAAGCAAGTTTGTTTTTTACTAAACCATACGAAAGAGCATTTGTAAAGTATGACAAGGAATTTGCAATCGCAATCGCAACAGACATAGGAAACGAAATTGTAAGACAAAATACAGAAAAATGAGTAGAATAATAAACGCAAGAAGTCCGCACTTTATCACAGTAACACAAGCAGGGGGTACAATGGAGACTGCAAGAATGGAGTTATTTATTTATGCAGGTAACATCAACGATGACCTTCCTGATACCCCACAGTACACAATAGACAAAACGCCATTGACAGATGAAGTCGACAACTTTTGTGTTTTTGAAATTAGTGAATTAGTAAGAGATTACTTGTACACAGATTATTACACAGAGGCAGTAGATGCCGTTTGGGTAAGAATAAAGATATCAAAAAGAGCAGATGGAACTAACTACTTTTATTATTTTACAAGATTAGCATTTGACGGTTTTGGGTACTTTGAGGAAGGTACAAACCCACGTTTAACAGCCGTGCCGTCAGACGGTAATTTTACGCCTATGGTATTGCAATCGAATTTATGTGTGCCGTTTGTTAGAGGTAGAGATTTAAAGATACCTGTATTTAGTGAAACAGAGCCGACTATTGAGACAGATATACCGTTAGGAGTATGGAACCACGTTGACGATTTTTGGATAAATTCAGACGTAAATTGGAATGAAACAAGTACGGATATTGTTATACCGAATAGTAGCGATACAGAAGTTAAAATAAATTACGTAGTCATTAGTACAGACAATGCACGTACAGGGGATACAATTACATTTACGTCAACAGGCACAGACCCAACAGAGGGCGAGGCACAAACTGTTACCTTGACAATTAACGAAATTTGTGAGCCAAGATACGAGCCAATAAGAATTATCTTTTACAACAAGTTCGGTGCGTTGCAAAGTATGTGGTTTACAAAAAAGAATATAGTTAAAACAAACGTAAAAAGTGAAACGTACAACAATAACATTTTGGACTATGATGCAGATGCGGCGGCAGGTGGTGTTACATATAGCACGACTAAACACAAAGTAAAAAGGTTTAACGTAACGCCAAGACAAAGCATAACATTAAACACGCCATTGATGAATGAATGTTTACAAGACGCATTTGAACAAATGTTAATGAGTGAGCAGATATGGTTAGAAGATACAACGGACACTTTGCCTGTTGTTATTAAAACGTCAAACGTAGTACGCAAGACAGGAGTAAATGATAAGGCGAAGATACAATATACAGTAGATTTTGATTACGCCTTTAATACAATAAACGATATCAGATAATGCAACAAACATTACAGTTATTTATTGGCGATACAAGAGTTGATTTGTTTAAAGATGAAACAGTTTCACTTACACAATCTATTCAAAACGTAAAGGACATTGACAAAGTATTTACTGAATTTTCAAAGTCATTTAATGTACCTGCGTCAAAAACAAATAACAAGATATTCAAGCACTATTACAATTTTGATATAACAAATGGTTACGATGCAAGGACACGAACTCCTGCAACAATCGAATTAAACTATATGCCATTCAAAAAAGGTAACATAAAGTTAGAGGGTGTTAAAATGAAAAACAGAAAACCCCATACATACAAGATTACATTTTTTGGTAACACTACAACATTAAAGGAAAAGATAGGAGACGATAAACTTGGTAGTCTAAATTTAGACGAATACAATGTAGACTATGACTATCTTGAAGTACGACAACATTTAGGGTTTAATCCTGCAACAAATGACTTGATTGTACCTTTAATTACGCATACGCAAAGATTGTATTACAGAGACGGACAACACGGACAGGGTACAGGCAATTTATGGTACGAACCTGGGTCAGGTACTTCTCATCATCACGGAGTAGCGTGGAACGAATTAAAGTATGCACTACGAGTACAGAAGATAATTGAGAAAATAGAAAGCCGATATTCAATAACATTTTCAGATGACTTTTTTACAGAAACGAACGCAGATTGGAATGACTTGTTTATGTGGTTACATCGTAAGTCTGGTTCAGCAAAATTTGAAACAGAATCAGACGTAATAAATTTAAGTAAGTGTGCAGAAATGTATGCCATATTTCCACAAGGAACAGATAATACAATAGCAGACGGTTGTCAGTTAGAAGTAAACCAAAATTACGAAGATGTAGAAGGCGTTACAGATTTCAATTATTTAGAAGCATCTGTTACACCTGCATCAGGTTATACAACAATACCATATAGAGTTATTGTAAGACGAGACGGAGTTGTGCTTTACACGTCAGATTTAGTAACAGGTACTCATTCATTTGGTATGACACAACTTTTTGGTGGTGGTTGGAATGACTTTCCTTCTGGTTGGTACACGACTACTATCGAGCCAACAGACATAATGAATGTTGAAAACGTAGAATGGGAGTTTAATTTTGATATAAATTACATACAGAATTTTGATAATTTCGAAAGTGGTCCATTTACAGTAGGAGAGTTAGTATTTAATGCCGCATTACAAATACCTGACATTGGAATTTTGGAATTTTTGTCAGGATTGTTTAAAATGTTCAATTTAACTGCGTATATAGATGAGAACGATGTTATAGTTGTAAAGAAACTCGATGACTTTTATGCAACAGGCGTAGAAAGAGATATAACAGAATACCTAAAAACAGACACAAGTTCGGTAGATGTTGCGTTACCATTTAGGGAAATCACTTTAAAGTATGAAGAACCAAAAACATTTTTTGCGGCAGCAACAAGTCAGTTAGCAGGAAAGGATTGGGGTGCGTTAGAATACAACGGAAGTGGGACACAAGTAAACCCAAATGCAGAGAAGTTTGCAGGACCAAAGTACGAAGTAAAATTGCCTTTTGGACATTTACAATATGAACGTTTTAGAGATGTAGGAGATGACACAAAATTAAACATAATGTGGGGTTGGTGTGTAGATGAAGGACAAAACCCTGTATTGATAAAGCCACTATTGTTTTATCCGATATATCAGCAAATTAAAAAGGGAGCGACAAATACGTCTATCAGTATGATAAGCAACATTAGTTTAGACGGAGAGTTTTTAGACCACGTTTCTGTGAGTGGACAAATAAACATTCCTTCAAATAATAGAAGTTTGTTACCATACACAATTGCAACGACATTACATTTTGACATTGAAGTAGATGAGTATACAGGAGGTACAAGTTTTTATGGGACATTGTTTGAAAATCATTACAAGAATTATTTATCAGACACGTTCAATAAAAAAAATAGATTGACAACAGTAGAAGCAATGTTACCTATAAGTTTTTTACATAACTATTCATTAGCAGATACGTTGATAATAGGCGAAAACAAGTACAGAATAAATAGTATCACAACGAATTTAATAACAGGAGATAGTAAATTGGAATTATTAAACTTATTATGATAAAAAATATAGTATCGTTATTACCTCACGTTAAAGGAGAAACGGAAAACATAAGGATAGCAAAAGGCAAATACAAAATGCCTACAAATCTAATTGAAAGCGTTAAACACATTAAAAGAGACCTACAATGGCAAGGGAAGAACAAATAATAAAGATAAAAATTGAAACAGGACAAGCGAAGTCCGCAGTTGGAGGTGTAAACAAAGACCTTGACAAAACAAGTAAAACTGCCAAGAAAACAGGCAAAGGGATAGCAGGAGTGTTCGTTGCAATAAAGACAGGTATATTAAGTACAATACCTGCTTTAAAAGCATTTAGTTCAGCACTTGTTTCAACAGGTGTTGGTGCGTTAGCAGTAGCCGTTGGTGGATTAGTTGCGTTCTTTCAAAAAGCATCAGTAAAAGGTGCGGAGTTTGCCAAGTCGTTGAGTGGTTTGGAAGCAGTAGCAGGTGCGTCAGCAGACGAAATGGAACGCTTATCAGACCAAGCAAAAAGTTTAGGAAGTACAACGGCATTTACGGCATCACAAGTTGTCGAATTACAAACAGAGTTAGCGAAGTTAGGTTTTAGTGTTCAAGATATACAAAATTCAACTCCTGCGATATTAGATTTAGCGGCTTCTTTGGACGTTGATTTGGCAAGTGCGGCAGAATTTGCAGGAAGTGTTGTAAGGTCGTTTGGATTAACAACAGAAGATACACAAAGAGTTGTTGATGTTATGGCATTAAGTACGGCATCATCGGCACTTAATTTTTCGGCATTAACAGAGAGTTTGAAAGTTGCCGCACCTACGGCAAGAGCAGTAGGAGTATCAGTTGAAAAAACTACGGCTTTATTGGGTGTGTTAGCAGATACAGGACTGAAAGGAAGTGTAGCAGGTACAGGACTTTCAAAAACGTTTATAGCATTAAACAAAGAGGGTATATCACTTGAAGAAGCTATGGACAAAGTACGTAATTCTTCTAATCAACTAAACACGGCAGTCGAACTTGTTGGTGTAGTGGGTGCGAAGTCGTTATTGAATTTAGCAAACGCAGGAGATAAGATTGGCGACTTGGAAGATAAGTTTAACAATGCGGCAGGTGCGGCTAAAAACATAGCCGAAACACGTTTGGATAACTTGGCAGGAGATACGACAAAACTACAATCTGCTTGGGAAGGTTTATTGTTAAAAATAGAAGACGGAAGTGGACCATTAGTAGATTTGAAAAGAAGTTTAACACAATTAGTAACAGACGGATTGTCTTGGGTTACTGAAAACTTTGACAGATTTGCGTTTTTTGCGAAAGAAATTTTTACCGATATAACTTTGAGTTTTGGTTCATTTAAAGATTTTTTTATTGGTGGTTTTACTTTAATTGTAGGTGGAGTTCAAAAGGGTGGATTGAAAATAAAAGAAGCAATCAGCAAGATACCTATTATTGGAGATAGTATTGATACGGCAAAACTACAAGAAGATTTAAAAAACGCAGATAAAGTAATTCAAGTTGGACTTGATAGAATTGCACAGGGTGCTGATAAACAAGCAGAAAGGGTACGTAATCGTTTAACAATAGGCGCAAGATTTGCCAAAGAAATGGCAGAAGCAGAAATCTTTGAAGAACAAGTAAAACAAAAGAAATTAAAAGAACAAAGAGATGCAGACAATGCTGAAATAGAAAAAGAAAACGAGGAAGAAAGAAAAAAACGAGAAGACGAAAAGAAAAAGGAGTTAGAAAAACTTGCTAAATTACAAGACAAGTTTAATAAACAACTTGAAGACCAAGAAGACAAAACATTTTTAGCAAAGGCACAAAGACAGAGGGAACGTGCGTTGGCAGAATTAGATGCGTTAAAACTATCAACAGAAGAAAAACGTAAAGCAGAAAAAGCCATAAACGATTTCTATGATGAAGAAGAACGCAAGGCACAAATAGAAGATGATAACGCAAAGGCGGCTGAAAGAGAAAAGGCATCAGAAGAAAAGTTAAAAGAATTAGAATTAGATAAGGAATTTGAAGCATTGAGTTTTGAAGAACAAAGAAACTTAATAAACGAAAGACGAGCATTATTGTTAGAAGATGAAACATTAAGTGAAGCACATAGACAACAATTACTTCAACAATACGGAGAAGCCGAACAAGAATTAGACAAAAAGAAAGTAGCAAGTAAACAAGCGGCACTTCAAGCAGTAGCAAATATCGCAGGAGCAGAAAGTAAAGTAGGACAAGCGTTATTGATTGCCAAAAATGCGTTAGCGTTGAAAGAAACTTTAATGGACTTGAAACGTATTTCATTCAAAGGTACACAAGCAGTAGCAGAGGCAGGAGTTAATGCGGCTCAAAACGTATCTGAAAGTTCAAAGATTGGTTTTCCTCAAAACATTATTACAATAGCAGGAGCAGTTGCACAAGGTGTTTCAATTATTGGACAAGTTAAAAAAGCAGTTGGCAAGTCAAAGGCAAGTGGTGTTGGCTCGGCAACCGCACCTACTGTCGCATCAACTCCAAGAGGAGAGGCATCGACACAGGCACAAGCACCTGCGTTTAACATTGTTGGAGCAAGTCAAACAAGTCAATTAGCACAAGCAATAGGCGAACAAGAAAAGAAGCCACAAAGAGCATATGTAGTGTCAGACGATGTAACAACTGCACAAGGATTAGAACGTAACATTGTACAAGGTGCGGCTATATAAACACAAAATAATCAAATAAAATCGTTATACAGATATGAGAGTAGTTGAATTGATATTAGATGAAGAACAGGATAATTTTGTTGAAGCAATATCCGTTGTTGAATATCCTGCCATTGAAGAAGATTTTGTAGCACTTAAAAACGAAGTGAAAGAATACAAATTCGCAGAACAAGATACAGACAAAAAAATACTTATCGGACCCGTATTGATACCTAACAAACCTATATATAGAAAAAACGGAGAAGATGAATACTATATTTATTTTAGTAGAGAAACAGTACGTAAAGCATCGCAGTTATATTTGAAGCAAGGCAATCAAAGTAATTCAACACTTGAACACAAAGAAGCCATAACAGGATTGACACTTGTTGAAAGTTGGTTAGTAGAAGACAAAGAAAATGACAAGTCAAATTCATACGGAATGGACGTACCATTAGGAACGTGGATGGGTAGTATCAAAGTAGATAATGACGAGATTTGGAATGACTATGTAAAAAGTGGCAAGGTTAAAGGTTTCAGCATTGAGGGTTATTTCGCCGATAAAGCCGATTTAAGAGACGATAATACAGACCTTGAAGAAGAAATGCTTAACGAATTAAAAAGTGCCTTACAAGACGTTAAATTGGAAACATATAACGATTATCCACAAGCGGCAGTAAATAATGCAAAAAGAGCAATTAAGTACAAAGAAGAAAAAGGTACTTCTTGTGGAACGAATATAGGTTGGACACGTGCAGGACAATTAAGTCGAAAAGAAAAAATCAGCCGTTCAACTATCGCAAGAATGGCAAGTTTTAAAAGACATCAACAACATAAAGACGTACCTTATGATGAGGGTTGTGGTGGTATTATGTGGGACGCTTGGGGTGGCACAGAAGGCGTTGAATGGGCGATTAGAAAACTTGAACAAATTGACAAAAAAGATTTACAAAGTGAAGTAATTATTGTCGATGAAAATTACGCAATCATTGATAACAGACTTGCATATTCAACACAAGAACAAGCAGAGCAGATTGCAGAGCAATTAGGTTGTCAAGGTTTTCATATACACGAACACGAAAACAAACAATGGTATATGCCTTGTGAAACACATTAAGTATGCCATTACCTAAACCACTACCAAACGAAAAACAAAGTGATTTCATACAAAGATGTATGCAAGACACTAACATACAAAAAGAGGGTAAAACACCTGAACAAAGATTAGGAATATGTTACGCAATTTACAAAGAAGATTAAAGTTTAAAACGCCAAGTTATTCAAGTCCACGAAATAGTCGTAGAGGTTGTTTATGTGAAGACAATACATATCATAAAGATTGTTGTGACGGCAGTTTACAGGCACAAGGAATTGGCAACATTGGCTCTTAAACGCAAAATATATATAAACAATCGTTAAACCATTAAACACTTTTAAATTATGAGTACAACAACCGATACATTAAACAAGGTAAAAGCGGTACTTGGACTTGAAGTTAAAATGGAGCAGTTGAAAATGGAGAATGGAACTGTATTGGAAGCAGACAAATTTGAAGTTGGACAACCTGTTTTTATTTTGACCGAAGACGAAAAAGTAGCGTTGCCTGTCGGAGAGTATGAATTGGAAGACAATCGTGTTCTTAAAGTAGAAGAAGAAGGAGTTATCGCTTCTTTGGAAGAACTACAAGAAGAAGAAGAAGTTGTCGAAGATGAAACTACCGAAGAAACAGAAGAAACCGAAGAAGTAGAATTTGTATCAAAAGAGGAATTTGTCGTAGCACTTGAAGAAATCAAAGCGATGATTGAAGACCTTAAAGCAGGATACGAAGAAAAAATGAGTGAAGACGTAGTTGAAGAAACTACTGAAAACGAAGAACAAGAGGAATTGAAAGCAGAACTTTCTAAACCTGCAACAGAGCCGTTTAAACACAGTCCTGAAAAAACCGCAGAGAGAGAGCAAGTACGTTTCGCTAAAAACAGACCTCACAACATATTAGATACTATTTTTCAAAAATTAAACCAATAACAATGAGTACACAAAGAGTAGATTTGACAGGCAGCGTTGCCTCGATTACAACAACCTATGCAGGAGAGTTCGCAGGTAAATATATTTCTGCGGCACTTCTTTCAGGTAAGACATTGGCAGACGGAGCCATTACAATTAAACCAAACGTAAAGTATAAAGAAGTAGTAAAGAAAGTTGCTTCAACAGGAATTATTGCTGACGCTTCTTGCGACTTTACTTCAACTGATGATGCACTTACACTTACAGAGCGTATCCTACAACCCGAAGAATTTCAAGTAAATTTGGAACTTTGTAAGTCCGATTTCGTTTCGGATTGGGAAGCAGTTCAAATGGGGTATTCTGCATTTGATAACTTGCCACCTGCGTTTTCTGATTTCTTGTTAGGACACGTTGCGGCAAAAGTTGCTGAAAAAACAGAGCAAAACATTTGGGGTGGAGTAAACGCCAACGCAGGAGAATTTGACGGCTTTACAGTTCTTTTAGGTGCTGACGGAGACGTTAATGATGCGGCAAATGATTCAGAAACTGCCTACAATAGTGGCAATATCGTTTCTTTGCTTGGAAACGTGGTTGATGCACTACCAAGCGCAGTATATGGAAAAGAAGATACAACTATCTATGTTCCTACTGTTGCTATGCAGGCATACATTCGTTCACTTGGTGGCTTTGGCGCACAAGGATTAGGTGCGGCAGGTACAGATGCGAAAGGAAATCAATGGTACAATCAAGGGAATGCACTTTCTTTTGACGGTATTAAAATTCAACACGCACCTGGTATGCCAAGCGACCATATCGTAGCAGGAGAAGCGTCTAACCTTTACTTCGGTACAGGTTTACTTTCAGACCATTCACTCGTGAAATTGATTGATATGGCTGATATTGACGGCTCACAAAATGTAAGAGTAGTAATGAGATTTACAAGCGGTGTACAATACGGCATCGGTAGTGATTTGGTATTACAAACACTTGCTTAATAAATAATAGTTAAACACGAAAAGGGTAGGTTGGAATAGTCTTGCCTACCTTTTTTATTTAAAATAAAAACAAATGGCTTGTACACTAAACAAAGGAAGAACAGAACCCTGCAAGGATAGCGTAGGTGGTATTCAAGCGGTTTACTTTGTAGATTTCGGAACATTAGGCGATATTACATATGCGGCTACAAGTGATGAAATTACTGCATTTTCAGGTACTCCGACTGCTTACAAATATGTTGTAAAAGGGAACTCGTCTTTGGAACAAACAATTACATCAAGTAGAGAAAACGGAACTACTTTTTACGACCAAATTACAAACTTAACTTTCAAAAAACTATCTCCACAATCACACGATGAATTGGCACTAATTGCAGTTGCTCGTCCACACGTAATTGTAGAAGATAACAACGGAAATGCTTTTATTACAGGATTAGAATTTGGCGCAGACGTTAACGGTGGTACTGTTGTAACAGGAGCGGCAATGGGAGACCTATCAGGTTACACATTGACACTTCAAGGAATGGAGAAAAAACCTGCCAACTTTTTAGACGGCGGTGTTACAGGAGTAGGTATTACTGTTTCAACTACAAACATAGACGATATTTAATATCTGTTTTCATAATCGAGAAAGAGGGGTTGCAGTTTTGTAACCCTTTTTTTGTGTCTTTTAATCTGTAAACGAAAAAAAAATAAAAAAAGTTGTACTATTATTTGGAAGTTATTAAAAAATTTTAATATATTTGTAATGTAATTAAAAGATAACAAAATGAAAACACAAAACGTAGCACAATTTAAGATAAACGACAGATTTACTTTAAGTTTATCAGATTTAGGACAGGACAATGGTTTTGAGCCAATGTTGATTGATGACAATTCAAAAAGTGATATTGCTCTTGAACGAGACGGAAAGAACATTGAATTTATTGAATTAAACGACAAAGTATTTAAGGTTTGGAACATTGAACACTTGGAAACAGTTATTAAAGAAGCAAAACAAAAGGCAAACAAAATAATTAAGAAAGAATTGATTAAAGAAAACAAAGATTTATTTATTAAGTAATATGAAAACAATACAAGATTATCAAAACTTAAAAGCAGAGTTGGACACAATAAAAGCCAATCACAAAGAGGAATACCTTGACCCTTGTTTTATCGCAGTTCGTGCAAGTGGTATGAATTGGAGAGAAGCAAAGAAAATAGGAATGAAAAAGGATTACTATTATGGTTGGGTGTTTTACAGTACGGCAACAAACTCAAATGGCTATGATTTGTACGAGAAGATTAAAAAAGCGTGTGAGGGTTTTAACCTTTATGTAAGTGAACGACAGGATTAAAAAACAATAACAAACTTAATACCCTGCCTATATGGTGGGGTTTTTTTTTATCTTGATTTGCAAAAACATAACAAATTGTCGTTATACTTATATGATTGTATTAACAACAACAACAGACGCACAAACATTCTATGTTATTACGAGGACAACCTCTGTTGATGTAAGAACAGTTTTAACAGACGATATTACAGGAACTGAATATACAGGAGTTGGGGTTTATGAATTGTACGGAGATTATTTGAAATGTAGTTTAGAGTTTGTTGGTTTATTAGAAAATAGATTTTACACATTGAGAGTTGAAGGTCTTGACATAGGCGAATATACAACAGAAAGAACAATTTACAAGGATAAAGTATTTGTAACAAATCAAACTATCGACCAATTGAACGATGAAACATATACAATCAATAAAAACGAATATGTTGAGCAAGAAACAAGCAATAACGATTACATTGTAATATGAGCAGAAGAAAACCACAACAAGGTAAGGTAAACATAGTAAATTTAAGCAACTATGTATCTCCAAAAATCGAAGTTCAAAAGAACAAGGATTGGGTAACATACGGCAACAAGAATGAATACTTTGCTTATTTATTAGACAGATACAAAGGTAGTCCTACAAACAATGCTATCGTTAATGGTATCAGTCAAATGATATACGGAAAAGGATTAGACGCAACAGATAGTAACAAAAAGCCAAACGAATACGCACAGGCAGTAACATTGTTTCGTAAAGATTGTGTACGTAAATTAGTTTACGATTTGAAACTTATGGGTCAATGTGCTATGCAAGTTATCTATTCAAAAGATAGAACAAAGATTGCACAAGTAGAACACATACCTGTTGAAACACTTGCTATGGAAAAGTGTGATGAAGACGGAGAAATCAAAGGGTTTTATTATTTTCACGATTGGGCGAACATTAAACAAAATGAAAAGCCAACGCGCATACCTGCTTATGGTACAAGTAATGAAGCCATTGAGATTTTGTACGTCAAACCTTATGTAGCAGGACACTATTACTTTTCGCCTGTTGATTATCAAGGTGGTTTACAATATAGTGAACTTGAAGAAGAAATCGCAAACTATCATTTGAATAACATAATGAATGGATTGGCACCGAGTATGCTTATCAATTTCAATAATGGCGTTCCGAATGAAGAAGAACGTAGTTTAATTGAGCAACGTATTTATGAAAAATATAGTGGCAGTTCGAATGCAGGTAAATTCATTTTAAGTTTTAATGAAAGCACAGACACACAGAGCAACATAGAAGCCGTACAATTAAGTGATGCACATAATCAGTATCAATTTCTGTCAGACGAAAGTATGCGAAAAATAATGGTTAGCCATAGAGTTGTATCGCCTATGCTTTTAGGTATTAAAGACCAAAGTGGATTAGGCAACAATGCAGATGAATTGAAAACTGCTTCAACACTTATGGACAATACTGTTATCAGACCGTTTCAAGAAATGTTAATTGATGCGTTTGATACAATTTTAGCATATAACGATATATCACTTAACTTATATTTTAAAACATTACAACCGTTGGAGTTTACTGAAATTGATAGTGAACTTGTTGATGACGAAACGCAAGAAGAAGAAACAGGAGTTAAAATGTCAGAAGACGTTGAAATGACTGACGAACTCGGAGTTGCTATTGTCGGAAATTTACAACACGATGAAATAGGAGACGAGTGGGAATTTGTTGATGAAATAGAAGCCGAAGATGATATTGACGAGGACACTTGGGTAAATTATTTACTACGTCCAAAACAATCACTTTCAAAACGTATGCTTCAAACGATTACAGGCAAACCAAGTGGTTTTAGTTATTTGGACAAGTCTTTTTACAAAATAAGATACAAATACTTTGAAAAAATACCAAGTAGTGGAAGTCGTACATTTTGTAGAGAAATGATGCTTAAAAAGGATAGTAAAGGATATCCTGCCGTTTATCGTTTGGAAGACATAGATAAAGCAAGTAGAGAGGGCGTAAATAGCACATTTGGACACAAAGGACAACCATACGATTTGTTTAAATTTAAAGGCGGTGTAAATTGTCATCACATTTGGAAAAAAGTCTTATATCGTCTAAAAGACAAGACAATCGAAAGTCCTGAATTTAGCGACTATCAACGCACACGCACGATACCAAAGTCGTATAACATCGAGCCACGTGGCAGTAAAGAAGCGAAAACTGCGCCTATTGAAATGCCAAGCAGAGGACATCACCCAAACTACAAACCAAAAAAATCAAAAGGCACGGATAAAGTATCAGATGCAAGAATTAGAGGAATTATATAACTATGGCAACGGCACTATTCATAACACCTACTGACTTAAAACAGAACTCACTTATTGACGGAAATGTGGACGTAGATAAGTTTATTCAGTTTATTAAGATTGCTCAACAAATACACTTACAAAATTATTTAGGAACGGCACTTTACGATAAAATTTCACAAGACATTATCGACCAAGATTTGACAGGAAATTATTTAACACTTGTGAGAGACTACTTGAAAGATATGCTTATACATTATGCTATGGTAGATTACTTGCCTTTTGCGGCATACCAAGTTGCTAACGGTGGTGTGTACAAAAATGTTTCTGAAAATAGCGAAAGTGTTACAAAAGATGAAGTTGATACGTTAATTGAAAAACACAGAACATTCGCACAATTTTATACACGGAGATTTATTGACTATATGACATTCAATAACAGTTTATTTCCTGAATACAATGCGGCATCAAACGAAGATATGTATCCTGATAAAGAAGCAAATTTCACAGGTTGGGTATTATGAAAAAAAGAAAAAGTAAACCAAAACTTAAAAACATAGAACTGTTAAAAAAGTTTTTGGACAAAAATTTAATTAAGAAAAATGGCAACATTAACAGACACTAAAATAAAAGACACTTATGACGGACTGTTAAAGACACAAGACAGTACGCAAGGATTGCCCTCGTCTGGTAAGGTACTTATTGAGGACGGAGTTGGTAACGATAGTGCATTGAGTTTAGGACGTGCGAATAATGGTGCTACAATTACAGGTACTATTACGGCAAATAGCGCAACGCTAAACGGAACAAGTACCATTCAGTCAAGTGGAAGTCAAGCACGATTAAACATAAACAACACAGGTACAGGCGATGCTCAAATAAACTTTCAACAAAGTGGCAGTAGCATATTCAGTATTGGAGTTGACAACACGACAGATAATTTCAGTATCAGCCAAAACCATACGTTAGGCACAAACGAGTATTTTTCGGTTTCGCAGTCTTTGGGAATGAAAGCCAAAATCGGTGGTACGGCAGGTGCTAACGAATTAGA